ACCAGAAACAACAAGCCCGGACCCCCCAATGCGGGAACCGCGGGGGGTAAAGTCGATAAGCCGGTAATGGATGACAAAGTCAAAGAAGCTTTTGAATTCGCCGCTAAAGAACTCGGAATGAAAATCAAATTCGAAGGGGTTTATGTAGTCATCGATTCCGAATGCCCTCCAGGAACGGAAGATCAACTCAAAAAAGCCGAGGAAGAGTGTAAGGAAGCTGAGGAGGCAACCGGAAACTCTTAAACTATTAAGGTTTGTGAAATCTCCAAAATCTTCGCGCTCATCACCTACGGTGTACTTTGCGATAACTTGGAGTTTTTTTTTTGAAATGTTCAAGTTTCGGTAACCGAAACTCAACAACTCTGTTTTCAAAAGTTTTTCGAGCATAAAAAATCTCGAAGTTTTCGATTATACCTGGTAGGGTAAGTTTC